GCATCATCGGGGTCTTCATCTGTAGGAACTTGACCTAAATCTAAATTTCCTCCTTCTAATGGTTGACCTGTAATCGGATCAATCGCATTTGGATCAGGTATAATTCCATCTTTAATTTCTTTTTTAATTAGTGCATCTTGCTCTTCAATTTCTTGGTCAGTTTGTCTAAGAATTTTAGTACGAACAAAGTGACTAGAGTAATATTTTCCAATATATGGTTCAATTGTTGCTAGAGTTCCAAGTCTTTCATTTATTAATTCTGATTCTTTTAATTCTGCAAATTGATTATCATATAAGAAATCATATTGAATGTGATCACTTAGAGAATCCCAATCCTCTGGTGTGATTACGTTTGTTAAAATTAATTGAGTTTTAAGTAAATTATTGAATAGATTTGAAAATCTTTTTCTTAATCTTCCTACAAATTTTGCAAACTTTAATTCATCTCTTAATATTTCTGATGAACGACCTAAATTAAATCCACCATCACTTGCAATTCTTGATTCTGGAACACCTAATGCACGATATAATTTTTTCTGGAAATATTCAATATCTGTAAGTTCACCTAAGTTTTGTCCGCCAGGTAATGTTGTGATTTCAGTTCCTCTTCCACCTTCTCTTCTTGGTAGCCAGAAATCCTCCATCATACTCATAAACTTACGATCATCTCTAACCTCTCCAGTTGATGCATCATAAACGAGTTTATTACGATAACGACTCATCACCTCTTTCAAGTATTGTTCTGCTTTTACTTTTGGAAGATTACCGACATCAATATAAAATATTCTTCTTTCTGGTGCTCTTGATAATCTGTAAATTACAAGACTATCTTCAATCATTCTTAATTGATTAAGTGCTTTGATTGCTTTATGTAAGTATGACAAACAAGTTCCTTTATTGCGGTCAAATAATCCAGACGTTACATGACAAACAGAATCTTTTGCAATTTTAATTTGACCTTTGCCACCTGCACCTGCAGCAGTTGCATACATTGTTGTAGGGTAATTTGGTTTAGGTGTGTAAATATAATATTCCTCTATCTCTGGATAATCAGATTTTTTTAACCCTTTGCTTGCAAGTGGATCTAATGGTAAATTACCTTTATTTTTTGTTCCTTTTTCCTGACGAACAAACTTCATCTTCATTGGATCAACATATCTGATCTCTTGAATACCATCCTGTGGTCTCTTGGTATCAATAACTTTTATGTAATATAATCTTCCATCAACATACCAATTTTTAAATATCTCATGGGACTTTTTATCAAAGTCCAACATTTCTTTAATATGTTTAAATTCTTCTCTAATTCTATCTTTTAATTTATCACTTGCTTGTACGTTTGTTAATTCTATCTCTACTGGTGAATCATATAGGTCACTAACTATACCCTCATTTACGACATCTTCAATTGCACCATCACATTCTGGATGTAATGCCATTTCACGATATCTTTTAATTAAATCATATTCAGTTCTATAAACACCCTCTATATCAACATACTGTCCATAGAATCCAGATTGCACAAAATAGTCAACCCCGTCCTCGTTAGATCGAGGAACGGGTGAGACCACTGAATCGGGTGTTTTTTCCGAATCATCAATTGAGAATCCAAACAGTTTCGCCATCGTATAAACTTTTTTCTTTTATTATAGCACTATTTATCAGTTTTAACTTATGCTTTCTCCTCCAGCATTATCACCGACACCTTTGATAGATTCAAAGTATAGTACTTGTAATTCTACCGTAAACTCTTCTATTGTGTCAACTGTTTCGTAAGATAAGTCAACCTGACTGATATTTGTTGGGAAAACATCGTAGAATCTATAACTTCTAAGTGTTGAACCATCACGATCAAGTTGATGAACGTATGCGTCTTCTTGATAATCTGCTGGGTTATTAGCACCAGTTGCATCAGATAATCTATTAATTGAATTCATCCACTTTTCAAAAGCAGAACGAATTGAGAAGTCAGTATCG